TCCGCGGTTTCATTGAAGAGTTTAGTTCCAATTGCAGGTTTATTCTTACCTGTAATTTCAAGAATCGTATTATTGAACCACTTCATTCAAGATGTTCAGTAATTGAATTTAACACAACCAAAAAACAACTTGCTGGACTCGCGGCACAATTTATGAAAAGACTTCAGAACATATTGAAGTCTGAATCAGTCGATTTTAACAACAAAATTGTAGCTGAACTCATTATGCGTTATGCTCCTGATTGGCGGCGTGTAATTAACGAGTGTCAACGCTATTCATCATCAGGCCAAATTACTTCAGACATATTGATTGGTCTATCGGATCAAAACATCGCCGCGTTAGTAAAAAACTTAAAGGACAAAGATTTTAAAAGTATGCGCTCTTGGGTGACTAACAATAGTGATATCGATTCGTCTGTCATTTTCCGTAGAATCTATGATACTCTTTACGAGTTTGCAAGCCCTCATTCTATTCCTGCAATTATTCTTGTCCTTGCTGATTACCAATACAAGGCAGCCTTTTGCGCAGACAAAGAGCTTAATACTGTTGCTTGTCTAACTGAAATCATGGCATCATCCGAATGGAAGTAAAAAAACTATCTCCATTTGACTTCATAAAGTCTATCAACGAAGGAAAAAAAGGTAAACATCTTTTAGAAGATTGCACTGCCGATGATTCACTTGAAACATCTAATCCTGATGCAGCCGATAAGCAGTATGTGTCTTTCGTCATCAATCGAGGGTTATCTTACTTTAAAGACACTGCGCTTTTTGCTAATGAAATGAATATAAAACATCATATTCCTGCACGTATGCAATATGACTTTTATCGCAATATCATAACACCTAAAAAGCGTTTTTCCAAATGGGGTAAAAAGGCAAAGTCTTCGGAAGACATAAAGGCAATTCAAGAATACTATAACTATTCACAAGAAAAAGCCGAAGCCGTTTATTCCCTTTTTAGTAAATCTGATTTAAAGCAATTACACAATACGCTTGATAAAGGAGGTAAATGATATGGCAGCAAAAACTAAAAAGCAAATTAAAGTTGATAGATATAAATCAAATTCGCCTACATACGTAGGGCCAACATGTAAGTATATCGATCATATTATTGATGTCGTAGACGAAGAAATCAAGCCTCTTATTGCGCACAAAGATCGAGAGTTTTTTGATGAAATCCAAAGGCTAATTTTGGCGCAATTGGAATTTATTAGAAGCTCAAATGAAACATTGAGGAATTCTTCAAAATATTGGTACGATAGTCTAAAAAAGGAAGCATAATGTGTAAGTTGTGATTCGTATAAATAATTCTTTACAATGGAATAAATTATGCAAACACAATTAGCAGTTGAATGGTCACCTTCAGATATGTTGGAGGTAGTACTAAATGAACCCGATGATTTTCTTAAAATTAAAGAAACTCTTACTCGTATTGGAGTTGCTTCAAAAAAAGATTACAATACCTTATTTCAAAGTTGTCACATACTTCATAAACAAGGTAGATACTTCATTGTTCATTTTAAAGAGCTATTTATGCTCGATGGTAAACCGTCCAACTTTACAGAAGATGATATCGGCCGTCGAAATACCATCACTACTCTTTTATCTGATTGGGGATTACTTACAATCGTAGACGAATTACAATCTGAAACAAAAACCTCGTTGAGACAAATTAAAATTATATCTCATCGCGATAAAGCTACGTGGAATTTAGAATCAAAGTATTCTATTGGAAATATAAAAAAATAGTATAAATAATTTTATAGACAACGCCCACAATGGGGTTGTCGCCTTAACCTGCCTAACGGAGGATAAAAATAAAATGACAAATAAAACATACGCATGGCCAGGCCAATCCTGGACTATCGGTTTCGATTCTATGTTCGATAGACTCGAAAAACTACAATCACAACAAGAAGGTTATCCACCTCATAATGTTGTTAAACACGGTGAAGACAATTTTGAAATTGCTCTAGCTGTAGCAGGCTTCAATGAAAAAGATTTATTCGTTGAGCAAGAAGAAAACGTTCTTACAATTGCATCTAAAGATGTAGATCTGAACGGAAATAAAGAATACATCCACAAAGGTATTGCAACCCGCAAATTCAAAAAGACATTCACACTTGGTGAGTTTGTTGAAGTTGAAAGCGTTGCGCTTGTCGATGGTATTCTTTCTGTTTATCTGGTGAAAAATATTCCAGAAGAAAAGAAACCTAAAACATTTAATATTGGAGCTTCTAAGCCTGAGTTTCTTTCAGAATGAAACTGAAACCCTAAAGGGATAACCTCAAAAGTCCTAAGCAAGACTATAAACTGCTTATTATTATAAATAGATTTATGAAATCATTGATAGAAGCAGTAGTTGAGGTATTAGTTGAAGCAAAAGGCAAAAAGCTTTTTATTGAAGGTTGGCACGGTACACGTAAACCATTTAAGCCACCATTTAAAGAAACACTGCAGGGAAGCGAAAATGATGATGGTTTTTCAGGCAAAGGCTTTTATTTTTTCGGCAATGAAGAAGACGTTAAGTTTGCAGTGCCTAAAGGATATAAGCGAAAGTTTGAGATTAAACTGAAGAACGCGTATAATTTAGATAAAGACGATATCTTCTCAAAAGATACAGATTTGCCATTTGGCCAATATCGGGATGAAGAAACTGTGCGTCTACTGAAAGAGGGTTACGATGGAGCTTACCGCACAATGAATGGGAAACTTGAAGAGGTGTGTGTGTTTTCTTTTAAGAAAGAAGGCTTCGATGGTAATAAAAAAATTAAAACTATAAAAGGAGAAGATTGGGAAAAAATATAGTGTACATACCATAAAACCTATGGTATAATTATATTATGATTTTAACTGGATTCTACACTAGTGTCGAAAGACTAGGCAACAAACTATTATATCGTGGTTATGACGACGAAGGAAAAAAGATAACGCACCGTATTGCGTACAAGCCTACGCTTTATCTTAAGTCACAAAAAGCAGTTACAGATTGGAAAGCGCTCGATGGTACGCCAGTCGAGCCTTTGCAGTTTGGCTCAATGAAAGAAGTCAAGGAATTCGAAAAGTCTTACAAAGGTGTTCCTGATTTTTGTCTTTATGGCAATACACGTCACATTCCTGCGTTTATTCAAAACCAGTTTCCTAATGAAATCGCCTATCATCGCGATGTAGTTGATGTTGCTTCTTTAGATATTGAAACATCTTATGGTGATGGCTTTCCTGAGGTAGACAATCCTGTCAATCAGATTCTTACGATTGCGTACAAAAGTTCAAAGGATGACACATATCGTGTTTGGGGCATGAAACCTTATGATGAAGCAATCACTTCACTTAAGCATTTAAAAATTGAGTACCGTCAGTTCACCGAAGAATCTTCAATGCTTTCTGCGTTTATAGATTATTGGGCAGAACCAGACAATACACCTGATATCATCACCGGTTGGAATACTCGCTTCTTTGATATTCCATACATGGTAGCTCGAATGGCGTTCTTGCTCGGCGAAGAAAAGGTTCGCAATCTTTCACCTTGGCGTAAAATTGAACGTAAAGAAATCTTTATCAAGGGACGTCAACAGATCGCGTTTGACATCATGGGTATTCAACATCTCGACTATATGGAACTCTTTAAAAAGTTTGCATATACGTATGGCAATCAAGAATCGTATTCACTTAATCATATCTCGAGTGTAGTACTTGGTGAAAAGAAACTTGACTATTCTGAGGTTGGTACACTTCGCGATTTGTACGATGAAGACTTTCAAATGTTTGTCGACTACAATATCAAAGACGTTGAACTTATTGAACGTATGGAAGAAAAGCTTGGTCTTATTACACTTGTATTGACTATGGCTTATCTTGGTGGTGTAAACTATCAGGATACACTTGGCACAACCGCGATATGGGACTCTATTATTTTCCGCAGGCTAGCACGTTCGAAGATCACGATTCTTCCAAGCACGCCGAAAGAAACTGAACAGTTCCCAGGCGGCTATGTGAAAGATCCTCATGTAGGAATGCACGATTGGGTAATGTCTTTTGACTTGAACTCGCTTTATCCTAATCTTATTGTTCAATACAACATGTCGCCCGAAACTTTGATTGGTGTTACTAACGCCGATGGTGCTACTGCTTCTAATGGTGCGGTATTTCGTAAAGATAAAAAAGGTATTATTCCAGAAATCGTCGAAGAGTTGTATGCTAAACGTGTTACGATTAAAGCTGATATGCTTCAAGCAAAAACAAAACTTGAAACCATTTCAAAACGTAAGCGCACAGAATACACTCAAGCTGTAGGCCAAGTAGCGCGCCTTGAAACACTTCAGACAGCGATTAAGATTCTTCTTAATAGTCTATATGGTGCAATGGGTAACAAGTACTTTCGTTACTTCGATCTCCGCATCGCGTCTGCAATTACTTTGACAGGTCAAGAGGTCATCAAATACGCTGAAACAAATGTTAATAAGTACCTTAACGATTTTCTTGGTGAATCTAAAGATCGCGTTATTGCGATGGATACTGACTCTCTTTACATTGGCGTAAAAGATGTTGTTGATAAATTCAAGCCTAATAATCCTGTATCATTCCTTGATGAGTTCGGTTCTAAAGCAATTGAACCTATGTTAGCAAAAGCCTTTGACAAGTTTGCACAAGATACAAAGGCATATAGTAATCGTATGGTTATGAAGCGAGAAGCAATTGCTGATCGTGGTATTTGGACTGCAAAGAAACGTTACATACTCAATGTACATAACAACGAAGGTGTTCAATATGCTGAACCGAAGATCAAGATCATGGGGATTGAGGCTATTAAGTCTTCTACACCAATGCCGTGTCGTGATGCTATG